CGGTCGCGCGGGGCGAGACGCATGTGCTCGTCCGCCAGGGCCCGGGCAGCCTCAATTCGATGGGCAAGCTCAAGTTTCCTTTCCCGAACCCCGAGGACATCTATCTCCACGACACGCCGAGCAAGGACCTGTTTGCAAAGGATGTGCGCGATCTCAGCAACGGCTGCGTGCGGCTCGAGGATGCGCAGCGGCTTGGCCGCTGGCTGCTCGGGACGGAACCGGTCGCACCGGGCACCGATCCCGAGATGCGCGTCCAGCTGCCGAAGGGCGTCCCGATCGTCCTCACCTATCTCACGGCACAAGTGGTCGACGGAAAGCTGACCTATCTCCCCGACATTTATGGCTGGGACCAACCGCAAGCGGTCGCAACAGCGTCGAACTAGGTTTCGATAAGGCCGTGCTCCCGCATCGCCCACAAGACTGCGTCGATCGCGGCGCGTGCCTCTGCATCGATAACGGTCCCGCCCGAGGGTGAAGCAATCGAGCCGCCTCGGCTGCCAAGAACCTGCTCGCCACCGATGATGACGCTGGCGCCGCGCAGCTGACCCACCTCCCATGCACCTGCACGGAATGCAGCCCAGGACGAGGTGGAGCGGACATAAGCCGTCAGTCCCTCGACCGGACCGGCGATCCGCCACCCCGCACTGGTGAACGTGGCGAGGCTCTTCGCATGGCCTGCCCATTCGCCGGTGGGCGCATCCCCGACGATGTACGCGTTGCCGATCGCCGGCGCCGCCGGCGGATCATTGAGCGGCGGCTGCTCCACTGCCGCTGCTACGAGGCAATCGAGCGTGGCGAGGCTCTCGTTATGGAAAACCTCCTTTTGAGCCTGCCCGACCGCTAAGTACGGGAGACCAAGCCTCGGCGTGCTGTCCATCTTTGCTCCTGTCAGATCGTGATGATGCATTCGGCCGCGCGCGACACTGCAAAATCGCCGACTTGCCGAACCTCGATGGTCACACCGGCCCCGAGCTCGGCAACCTGTGCAGCGGCGACACGAAGAGACGGCTGGGCCGCTTCCAGCTCCAGCGAGCCTTCGCCGCCCGTGATGCTGACGCGATAAAGCTCGACCCTTTCGCCGAGCGGCACGTCCACCTCGTCGACCCAGGCGGAAGCAGCGCGCGTGCGGCGCGTCCACTCGATGGTCAGATCGCCGCTCTCCTCGATCCACGCCTTTGCCCGGACAGGTGACAGCGGCCGCAGGCTCTCGCCGTTCAGGACAATGGCATCGCTATTGCTCGTTGTGCCCGACAGATTGTGAACCGCTGCCGTAATCCCGGCGCCGATCTTCCAGCCCGCAAGCGGCACCGGACGCACGCTGTCCGGCTGGATCAACGCAAACGGCTCATCAATGGTGTGGCTATTCATCGCCCATTCCGTCCCACCGCGTCCGCGGAGCAGCCGCGACAGGCGGAAGCGCCCCTCGCCCAACGGCTCCGCGCTGCCGAACTGGATCAGCTCGCTACCAAGCACGGCCAGGTTGGCGCCGTTCACCAGCGCCTCGTCGTCGCAGCTCAACAGCCACTGGTCCGGATCGATCAGCTGAACGTCGAAGGCTGCGCCGCGATTGATCAGATGGGCGTCGCCCACCGGAAGCCCAGTCAGCGCGCGCCCGAGAAAAGTCTTTCGCGCAGTTGTTTGTGTCTGCAAGATTTGCTGCCCAGCAATGATTTCTGCCATGCAGCTCTTCCACGCGCTCGACGGGTTCGAGGCCGCAAGAAGGACCGTCGGCGCATTCGACCCGATGCCCAGCACGTCCGGAACGTCGAACAGCGCAAGCGTGACGTCCGCCATCACGACGTCGTCGTTCGGCACGATCCGCCCGGCGTCGGCGGGGATCGACGCGCTCGGCTCCCACGAAGGCCTCAGCACCGCGACCACCACAAAACCGTCAATCGTGCACTGCTCGACACACCACTCGCGCGGGCGGACATCCATCTCCAGGCGCGCGCCCGGCTGCAGATCGAGATAATTCGGCGGCAGCCGCAGCGTCAGCCTGTCCCGCCGCGCCCAGGCCCGTGCGATCATACTCTGCGCGAGCGACTTGGCGTCGCCTGCGCTCACTGCGGCGGGCAGTTCCCGCTGCTCGTCGCTCGCGTTGCGGTCTGCGGAGCTCGCCCGCGCCTCGCCCGCCTGGTAGTCGAGCGCGGGGTCGTAATAGCCGAGCCGCAGCGCCGACGGCAGCGACCGCGCCGGCGCCTGCTCGCGCTCGATCCGCGCCGCTTTCTCTCCGTCGCTGCTGCTGCCGAGTTCCTCGTCGCCGACCGCCCGTACTTGCCCGGCAGGCGACACGAGCCGCGATCCGTCGTCAAACAGCTCGACCGCATAGCAATCGACCAGCGGCTGGATCGCGGCTTTCATCGACTGCCCGTAGGCCGCATATCCGGCGATCGCCTGATCGGCATCGCATGCCACGATGCCGTCGGAGGCGTCCGCCAGTACATCGGCGAGCATCACCGCGCCATTATCGGCAAACACCTCGAACGTCAGGAACGGTATCCGATTGCCGTACTCCGCCAGCTCGAGATTCTCGAACACGCACAACGCCAGCCCGCGATAAGCCGGCGTGCTCGCCAACCCCTCCACCGAAGCGATCAGCGGATCGACGTCCTGGTCCTCTCCGCCGCCGTAGAAGCGGAAGGTCGTGCTGACCTTGAAGTCGCCAGCCTCCCCGCGAAGCAGCTTGCCGTCGGCCCAGATGCGCCCGATCCGCGCCACCTTTCGCGACGATAAGGCCACCGCGAACGAAACCGCATAACTCGGCGCGCGCGAACTCTGTCGCAATCTCGTGCGCGAGCCATTTCTCGACGTCGAACATCGCGTCGTCGAGCATCTGCTGCGATGCAGCCGGATTGGCGTAAAGCTCGCCCGAAGCCGGCACGACCTCCGTGAAGCTCGGCGTCCCGGTCTCCGGCCGCGCGGCCTCGAACCCGACCCAGCCCGACGGAGTCCCGCCGCTCGCGATCAGCTTGCGATAGCCCGCGCTCCCGACCTTCACGACATTGGCGATCGCGCGGATCGGGGAGATCGCCGTCAGCGTCTCGTCGATCGCCGCGTCGATCTCGCGCGGCACCGCATAGCCGCCGATCGCGTCCGACGAAGAACCCAGCGCCTTCGTCTCCAGCCCGCTCTCGATCCCGCGCCGGACATACTGGTCGACGAAGCTCGCGCTTTCCGCCGACTTCACGCCGTCCAGTGCCGGCCGCTGCGCCGCGATCACCCCCGCCGCGATCTTCGCCTTCAGCGTCTGGGCTCCGCCCGGAGCTCGGCGACCCCATCCTCCTCGAACTGCGCAAACGACTCCTCGAGCGCATCCGCCTTCACTTCCACCATTCACTCTTCTCCCGTGCACAAACAAAAAGGGCCGCGGAAACCCGCGACCCTCATCACCTCACCTCGTCATCCCGGCCTCGAGCCGGGATCCGCCTTCTCTTCGTCATTCCCGCGAAAGCGGGAACCCAGTCATTGAATCACGCGAAGACCCGAAGAACGCAAAGCATCGAGCAGCGACTGCTTCTTCGCGCCTTCGCGCCTTCGCGTGAAACCAACTTGCTCAACCGCGCCCGCCCGCGTCGGCGGCACCGCATTTTACTCGCCCTTAATCCGACCGGCCCCAACGGCCGCCCGGGAGACTGTGATGCGTATTCGTGATGCAATCTGTTGGTTCGCTCTTCTGACTCTCGCCACCGGCTCGATGGCCAATGCCAGTCCGGTCGACCCCACCAACGATTTCGACTGCGCGACCGCTTTCCAATTCGCCCACAACATGGCGGTGGCCAAGCAGCTCGAGGCTGATCTCCAGGAACAGACATTGATAATGAACGCGTGGTTCGCCGAGAAATGGGATTACGAGCATCCCGGCGAAGGGCCGAAGCAGTTCGATCATTACTCAGAGATATTGAAGATCCTGCCCGACGACCCGGCAGGCACTATCGAGACGCTCAAGGCGTGCAGCGCCCGCGCGAATGCAGACCCGCGCTTCGGTGGGTTTGTGACGGCGTTCCGCAAGAACCCGCCGAAACCGCGCTAGCTCGCGGTTACCGTCATCCCGGCCTTGAGCCGGGACCCGCCTTTACTCCATCACTTCGGCGGCGCCTCGACCTGTCTGATCGAAATCATCCGATCGACGACGATGTCCTGCCGGTACATTCCGTAGGCGCGCATTGGCGTTCCATGAGCGGTTGCGCGGCCGATAAAGTCGATCGCATACAGTCCGCCAGGGAGCACATCTCGCATCGCAGCCGGCCGCTTGCCGACTTCGATCCACATGAGGTCGTCCGCCTTCTTGCTCGGACATTGCTGCGCCGGAGCCGGGCAGAAAACCTGTGCCTCGAACGAGTCTCGCCAAAGGCCTCGCCACCTCGCTGCAGGAAGCCGTTCGATGCAGGTCTCAGGGTCGAACGCCTCCACACCATTCCATCGCAACTTTTCAATGCAGGCCTTCGTCAAATAGGGCTCTTCGGTCCGCATCTTCTGCACTTGTTCATCCGTCATCTTTGGCTGTCCCTTATGGCAGCCGACGCAAAGCGCAGCGCCGATGCAGAAGATGGAAAACCTCATCGTCGGAACCTCGCCGATTCACTTCATCACTTCAACCGCATGCACCCGCGCCTTCGGCTGCATCGGGCTCGCCACCAAACTCACCTCCACCAGGTCCAGCTCGACCAGCTCGCGCACCCCGCCCGAGCTCTTCGCCTCGCGCACGCGATAGCCGAAGCTCAACCCATCGACCTTCCCGGCTCCCAGCAGCCGCGAAGCCCGCGCATCCCGCACCGCCGCAATCACCCGCAGCCCGCGCTTGTCCTCCGACAGATGCTCGATCCGCCCGATCACCGCGCCCGGCCTGTGCTGCCACAGCAGAGGCACCTCCCCCGACCGCTCCAGCGCCCGCAGGAACGCGCCCTTGCGCACGATGTCCCCGCCCTTGTCCGGCCGATCGAACACCGCCGCATACCCGGCGAACCTCACGAAATCCTCCCCGGGACGGGGAGGGGTGCGGAGCATGGTGGAGGGGGCCCACCGCGTCACCGCGCCACCAAATCCGTCAGCCGCAGCCGCACCGCGATCCCGATCAGCACCATCGCGAGCATCAACCGCACCACCCAAGTCACCACCGCGCGCCAGGCACTCCGCTTCGCATCGCGCCACGCCGACAGAAGCTCGCGCAGCTCGTCCATGTCCCGCCGCGCCCGCTCGTCGTCGAGCCCGAGCGAAGCCAGCGCCCGCCGCGCCCCCGCCTGGCTCGACTCCTCAACCAGCGCACGCAAGGTGACCAAATCCACCCCGCGCCCCTCCGCCTGCGCCATCAAGCTCGCCAGCAAAGCCTCCGCGCTCACTGCGCTCATGCTCTCATCCCTCACTGATCTTTCGTCATCCCCGCGCAAGCGGGGACCCAGTTTTGATCACGCGAAGGCGCGAAGAAGAAGGAAATCCGCGAAGCAGAATAATCGCGCTTCGCGCCTTATTTCTTCCTTCGCGCCTTCGCGTGGAATCCCTTCCTTCTCCGCGCCCCCCGCGTGAACTACCGAGGCCCAAACCCCAGCATCTCTCTTTTCTCCGCGTCGCTCAGGAAGCTCGCCGCCTCGACCTGCTCCCACAGCTTCGCGCGGTCCTCGGCGAGCTCGCTGATCTGATCCGTATCCACCGCCAGCTTCACCGGACCCATCCAGTCGCCCAGCATCGCCGCCAGCCCGTTCAGCACCCGCCCGGCCATCGGCAGGATCGTCTGCCGGTAAAGCGCCCGCCCCGCCTCGCGTGCATTGGCATAGGTCGCGTCGCCCGGAAGCCCGACCAGCACCGGCGGCACCCCGAACGCCAGCGCGATGTCCCGCGCCGCGCCTTCCTTCAGCGCGACGAAATCCATGTCCGCCGGGGTCAGGCTCAGCGCCTGCCACTTGAGCCCGCCCTCGAGCAGCAGCGGCCGCCCTGCATTGCCCGCGCCCGAGAACTCGCTCGCCAGTTCTTCCTTCAGCCTTTGGTACTGCTCGGCCGAAAGCACCGCCCCGTCCGCCGGCTCGTACGACAGCGCGCCCGACGGCCGCGCCGCATTGTCGAGCAGCGCCTTGTTCCACCGCGCGGCGCCATTGTGCACCGACGCCGCGGCAATCGCCGCCTCGATGCACCCCATGCCGTAATGGTCGTCACGCGGGTTGAGCGCCTTGACATGCGCCACCTGCCGCCGCCCGAGCGCGTCCTCGCGCGCATAGCGGGTCACCTGCGCCCCCGCCCGATACAGATAGCCGACCGGCCACCCGCGCTCGTCGCTGACCACCTGCACCCGCTCCGGCCGCAGCTGGATCAGCTCCGCCGGCTGGTCCGAACCGTCGGCGATCAGCTGCACATAGGCATTGCCGTGCAGCAGCAGGTTCGCCGCGATCCCTTCCAGCAGCCCGTCCGCCTGGACCAGCTCGCCGGCGCGAGCATCGCCCTCGACAACGTCGATGGTCAGCCCCCCGAGCATCCCCGCCACCAGCCGCACCGCGCGCTGCCCGACGGGATTGCGCCGGTAGACCTCCTCGAATTGCGCCGAAAAGGAGCGAGCGAACCCCACCTCCGTCGCATCTGACTGCAACCACGCAGGCACAAACGGCCTCGCGTCCGCCGGCGCGCTCTTGCGCCCGAACCACCACCCCATGCTCGCTCCTAAGTCTTGAGTGCCCGAGCATAAGGACGCGATTGCGAGAGCAACCGCGGCCTTATGTCGAAGAGTGCACGAAAGCCGGACGGCCGGCGCCGCCAGGCGACCGGACCGACGTCACGGGATTCACTCCCGTGACGGCTTACACCGCCCTATTTATTTCCGATTTCTTTGATGCAGCGGACCAAATGTTCGTCGAGCG